TACAAAAAGCACCTGGACCCTGCGAGCGGGATACCATTCCCGGCGAAAGCACGCGTCACTCCGGAGCAAATCGCCGCGCTGGAGAATCGTTTTCCGGGTGGATACTTCGAGCCGGTTATTAAGGACGGCGTGGTCCACGAGGGATTCGGTACTTATTTGCAAGTGGTAGACGATCTCGGCGCGGCTCAGGGTGACGCTCTGAAAGGTTGGAGAGCGAAAATGGATTTCAAGCTAGGTCGTGCGGCGCAGGCGCAGGCGAAATAGTTTTTTTTTTATAATACAAGGCTCAGCAACCTAAATAAAAAGGAGAACACAAGATGGCAGCAAACGCACCATGGGCTCCGACACAAGGGGCTACCACGCAGGAAGATCCAGGGAAGCCGAACGGGCCAGCAGGAGCAGCGGGAGCCGCAGCGGCTCCCGTACCGTCCGACGCTCCGCAGGAGATCATCGACGAGAACGATCCTCGTCTTATCAGCGAATCGCTGGACGCAAATCTCGAAGCGGACGCTTACGCGCAGCCGGCGCCTCCGCCGGACGGGAAATATCGTGCCAAGTTGAAACTGGAAGGCGTACGCGTCGAAGGCGGCGAGAATAAACCGTACGGGACAGGGCAAAATAGACAAAAGGTGCCTTATTTTCGCACTGGAGTCTCCTGCTCTATCATCGATCCAAGTGGAAAGTATGACGGCATCACCGTCTACCCGGCGTTCGGCGGCGGTGCGAACACCGATCGTCGGCGCGACGGCTCCACTCAGGTGACTACCATTCTCACGCGCATCACCAAGCCGGACGGCTCCCTCTGGGCTCCCAAGGGAGCCAAGATGACCCAGCTGGAGTGGATCCAGCTTCTTGTGAAAGCTCTGGGGACGGAACCAGAGATCGGTATCGAAACCGCCTGGGAAGCCTCCTGCATGCCTTGCGCGGAGGAACTGAAGAAGATCGGCAAGTACGCTTTGCGCACTACCGGCATGCATCACTTTCCTCCTGAAACAGCTGGCGATAAACGCAAAGCCGGACAACTCTTCCAGCCGGAGATCCGCTGCCAGGTGAATCCCGGGCACGGTTACGCGCGCGCTCGGGCCATCGTGGTCAGCTTTTTGTCCCTGAGCCAATTGAAGTAAGAACGAGCTGCCAAGACAGCAGCTACTTTTAGTGGCTGCAACTGGGGCCGTGTAGAGCCGAGCGGCGGCAGGGATTCGGCTCACTTTGACTTGAGAAGGCTTGGAGAAGGATTGAGAAGGATTGAGAAGGAGAGACATCATGCCAGGAAAGAGCAGCGCGATCGCGAGGACCATGCGTTACTTCAGGGAATGCGAGCTGGATGAGGGCAGAGCGGCGTTCACGGTCGTTAGCACCATCATGGCGGCCAGGATCAAGCAAGCGGAAGCAGCGGCGAACTCGCAAACAAAAGCCGCTTCGACTCCCAGGAAGCAGCGGCGCACTAAAGCGCAGATGGCTCAGGCCGCTGCGGCGGGCTATGGCGTCGATGCTTCAAACGATGGTAAACAAGAATCCCTGGCGAACGCTTAAAAAGGAGAACTCCACATGGCCGTCATCGACGAAGCAGCTTTAGTGAACTGGTTCACCGCGCACATCTTAGCCGAAGAGGACACCGCGAAGTGCAAGCTCATCCGCGAAGCTGGCCTCGTGTTCGCGCGGGTCATCGTGGAGAACACTCCGGCCAGCGCGGACCAGTCGGCGGCGATCAGGCAGGTGAGACAGGCAGTTTGGAGCGCGAATGCGGCGATCGCCTGCGGTGGCGTCTAGGTTCGCATGAATCGTGTTCCTTACTCCAGCGGCCAACCCGAGTGGGGCACGCCGTACCGTCTTTTTGACGAACTGCATCGCGAATTCGATTTCACACGAGATGTTTGTGCCAGTCGCAAGAACTTTAAATTAACTTCATTTTGGGACCAGGACGATGACGCCCTGAAACAGCAATGGACCGGAGTTTTATGGATGAATCCTCTCTATGGTCGCGGCATCGGTACTTGGTGCAAGAAAGCCTACGAGAGCCGTGCGACTGCAACAGTTGTAGGCCTGATTCCCGCGAGGACCGACACGCAATGGTGGCATCAATACGTGATGATGGCCGACGAGATTCGCTTTATAAAAGGCCGGTTGCGATTTCAAGGCGCAAAGGATGGAGCACCGTTTCCTTCTGCGATCGTTATATTTCGTAGGTTGGAGACTAAATGAACGAGGAAGTCCAGTCCGCGTCACTCGCCGAACTGCAAGCGCTTCCCGACGAGCGTCCTGTCCCTTGCGAGTTCATAACCGGTCGCGCTGGCACCGGGAAGTCCTATCAGCTTCTTCAGCTAACCGAAGAGGATCCCTCGTACGGTGTCCTCTGTGCTACCACAGGAATCGCCGCCGTCAATCTTGGTGCGGTCACGATCAATTCCATCCTGCGCTACTTCGACACGCTCAGCATGCGAGACGCGTTCCTGTCCGGGCGTCTCACCACAGCCCTTCATAAAATTGCCAAGTCCAAGCGCAGGATCCTCGTCGATGAAGCCAGCATGTTAGAAGACGATCAACTGGATTATCTCTACCGCGCAACGCAGGAGGCGAATCGTTACGCGGACATCAAGCACCCTTTAGGAATAACTCTAATTGGCGATTTTGCGCAGCTCCCACCCGTTAGCGGCAAGTGGGCTTTCCGCGCCGCCTGCTGGAAGGAATTCGCGGCTAACACTACGCGTCTGGAAAAAGTCTGGCGCCAGGGCAGCGGGCCGTTCCTAGACGCGCTCAATCATGCGCGCTTAGGTGAAGGAGGTCCGGCGGCGGAGATCCTCACCGCAGCTGGCATGAAATGGAATACCTCCCGCGTAGTGGAATTCGACGGCACTACGATCCTCTGTAAGAACGATATGGTCTCCCGGCACAACGGCGAAGTCTTACGAACGCTTCCTGGGGAGGTATTCACCGTGCGCAGCGAGCGCTGGGGCCAGCAGCGCTCCGAGTGGGGCGAGAATCGCCGGACGCACGAGTGGGGCATTCCGCCAGCCAGCGAGTACAAGCTGGGGGCCTACGTGATGATCCTCACAAACTCCCGCGGATTCACCATGGTAAACGGAGACTGCGGCTACATTGAATCCTATGACACAGATTTGCAGCAGTTCGTCATCAAGCTGGTCCGCACCGGGGAGACGGTTAACGTCCAGCGAATCATCCGCGAGGTGACTCAGCCGGATGAACCCGCCAGCTGGTCTGGGGAACTGCTCGCCGAGGACGAAGGGAAGTGGCATCCTGGGCCGCACTTTCGCGTGAAGTCCAAGCAATACGTGACCGGGCAGATTCGCTATTTTCCCATAAGGTTGGCATATTCATCAACTTGTCATAAAAGTCAAGGTTTGTCACTTGATAAAGTTCAAGTTGATTTACGAGACCGCTTCTGGAAGTCCCCGGCGATGGTGTACGTGAGCCTTTCGCGCTGCAGAACTTTAGAGGGGCTTAGACTTGTCATTAACAAAGATTCATTTATACAACAAGTTCACATGGACAGGATGGTGCTTCCGTGGCTCTAAATGGATTCCGCTCTCGCGTGCGCTCCTTCTTCCTCGGCAAGGGCAAAAACGAAGCTCCCATTATTATGACGCAGTGGGGCCCAGTATCAGAATCCGCACGTCTTCAAGCCGCTCAAAACATGCTCGCCAGCGATGAGCTAAAACATCGTGTCGAAGAACAGCTGGCGAAAGAGCTGGGAAGCGCGGCGCGAGGTTTGGCGGAAGCGCGTAGGAGATATCCTGAAGCTTACTCTAATGGTTAATAAGAAACGACAAAGTGAGGCCGTATGAAGGACTCCATTGGGAATCCCATCCGCGAAAACGACCTAGTCCGCTGGAACATCCCGGACTTCCTTTTGCATCGCCTGGTCTGGAAAGTCCTGCGTGTATCGGACGGAGGCATCTCCACGCCTGAAGGCGTGACTCCTCCGATTATCCAGCTGAGCGTAGTCTTGCCGATTCAGTCGGACAAGCCGGATCCGGTCCTGGAGGATTTCGTGTGCGTTAGGAACCCTCAGAGTGAAGCGATCATGGATGCGCTCACCGGAGGAGCGAAGCCGTCGTGAGCCAGCGTTCCAAGCCTGGGTCCTGTACAAATTGCGCATGCTACGACCATGGCTCGGACTTCTCTGTCGTGTCCGGCACAGGCGCGAACGGGATAATGCTGGTCGGCGAAGCCTCCGGCGAACACGAGCAACGCGAGCAGCGTCCGTTTGTGGAGTTCGCTCCGGCTGGTGGGGTGCTGGAACGCATCTTGCGTCGCATGGGCCTGGACAGGCAGGCATTCTCAATCACCAATATCGTGCGCTGCCGACCGCGTCACAACTGGCTGGAAAAATCCCCTTGGGAATACTCCGCCATCAACCACTGCCGCCCTAATCTCACCTCCGCGATTGCCGAGCGCCAGCCGCGCTGCATCGTAGCCTTAGGCGGCGTAGCCCTGCGCGAGCTAACCGGCATGGCCGGGGAAGCTCAGGGGATCACGCATCTCGCGGGATACGTTCTTCCGCAGGATACTCGTTACGGAGGCTCTCCTGTTCCTGTAATCGGCGACTTCCATCCCGCTTATCTCCGTCGCGGCAAAGCTTCGCATCAAGGAGTGTTCGCACGCATCCTGCAGCGCGCGCTCAACATCGCCAAGGGGGCGGATAAAAACTGGCTCTGGGACATCGACCCGGAAGATCGGACGACTCATGGCGGAATCAACTACCTCACCCACCCCAGCCTTGACGAGGTACGAAGCTACTATCACCGAGTTAGAGATGGTGCGGGAGCAGTGGTTAGCTACGACCTCGAAACTTTTGAGTCAGCTTCCCTCGATGAGGACGCGCGAGAAGGCTTTGTTGACACGAATATCCGACTTATCCAATTCTCTGCGGAACCTGGAAGCGGAATTGCTGTCCCTTGGGAGGGAGCGTATCGGGAAGTAGCTCGCGACATTCTCCATCTCCCAAACGTGAAGTGCGGGCACAACGTATGGATCTTCGACAACAAGGTCCTCCGCGCGGCTGGCGAGCGCGAGGGATTAGACCTCACTCCCAGGGGAACCGTCCATGACACGCTTCAAATGTTTCATCATTGGCAGCCGGATCTCCCGGCTCACCTGCAGTTCGCTGCTGGTTTCGTACAGTTTCCTTTTCCCTGGAAGCATCTCGCTGGTACTGATATCGAGTTCTATGGCTGCTGCGATGTCGATTCTACTTTTCGCCTTTATGGAATGCTCGAGAAGACGCTCAAGCGTGATCTCCTTTGGGGGGACTCGCAAATCGGCTACGTCGGCCAGGTACTAGAAGTTCGTCCGGTACTGGCCGCAATGGAAGACCGCGGCGTGCCGATCGACGACGCCGCCAGGCTGGCTCTCGGAGCGGAATTCGACCGCGCGCAATCCGCACTAGGCGCGGAGCTATCTCGCCTGGCGCCAGCGTCCTGCTGCCGGGTGCATCCCAAGGAAGGTTATAAGGGAGTGCCGCCGGAAGTGAAGCAATGGCTGGCTTCTGGTCCAGCATCGTGGGGAGAGAACGATATTCCTGTTACCTTTCCTGTTACCTATGATGACGGTGAGCGCTATCACTACAGACAGCGTTCCTTCGGCATCCCCGACGACGCTCTCAAAATGATCCCCACAATGCGCTGGTGCCGCGTCTACGAATT